AATCACTGTGTCCAATATTATTACCTTGGAAATGACTGGTTTAAATGCTCTGGATTTAGAAAAACTTATGCACTTGAAGTTCATAAGCTCTTTATGGATAATAAAGATCTCTTTAAGATAGGATATCAACAAGGAGAATATTTATTTACTCATGCTGGAATAACTAGTAAATGGTATGAAAGATATTATGATCGCCTTATCTATCACTGTCCAGGAGATTTAAAGTATAATTTTGCAGATACATTAAATATTATGAAGGATACTTTTGATAATTGGATTCTGGGCTCAATAGGACGAATTAGAGGAGGTTTTGGAATAGGAGGACCCTTATGGGCAGATAAGTCTGAAATGGGTAAATATGAATCTTATAGAGGTTTTAAGCAAGTAGTTGGACACAGTCGTGTAAATGACATAATAGAAGAACCGTGGGATGTTACTTTTATAGATTGTCTTCATAGGAGAATAAAGTTTTTAACTATTGATCATGAAAAGAAACAAGAAATATGTAATTGAATATAGAAGAAAATTAAGAAACCTACAACATCCTCCAGAAAAGATACTTAGAAAAGTAGACCAACAGGAAGATGAAATAAAAAACTGGGAAAAAAGATACGGCTTTCATGAACTTCAACTGCCATTTTGGCAGCCAGTAACAGATGATTTACCTTTTCCTACACCACCCTATTAAAAAATAAATTTGGTAATTTCGTTTATTTGTTCTAACTTTGCATCATGAGGTTAGAAAACTTAGACGACGTACTAAAAGTATGTGCCAAAAATAATATCAGTCCCAATGAATACCTTTTGCTTTATTGTTTGTTGAAAAACAAACCATTACCTCCTCGTTTAAATGATGTTCATTATAAGATAACATTATTTGTAACAGGATATTTAAATAATAAATATGAGCTTTTACCAAAAGCATTAAATCTCTTTTACGAAGAGATTGATACAGAAAAAGTAGAACAATATAGGTTATTGTGGCCGAGTTTAATATTACCTAGTGGTAAAAATGCACGTTGTTCATTAAAAGAATTGCAACCTAAATTCAAATGGTTCTTTGATAATTATGAATATGATTGGAATACAATAATGAAAGCTACTCAAGAATATATAAAATATTATAGTGAACGTGGTTATAACTTTATGAGAACCTCTTCTTATTTTATATATAAGGAAAGTGTTCCTAAATTTAGAACCTCAACACTAGCTGAATGGTGCGATAAAGTATTAAATGGAAATGCCCTACATGAGAGTTTTGATATAGATATATAATGTCTTTATTTAAGCGAGCGCTGGAGAGGATTGAAGAAAATAAATTAAAGAAATTTAATTGTATTCCATTTGATGAAAAATTACCAAGAACATCTGAATACTTAAGTGGACCTCAGCAAGGTAGATATTATATAGTTTCAGGAGCATCTGGTGCCGGTAAGTCACAATTAACAGATGAATTATTCGTATTTACTCCATTTGAATTTACATTAAATAATAAAGAAATAGATATAGATATTCTTTATTGGTCATTAGAGTTAGATGGAGAAACCAAAATGCATCAGTGGATTGCCAAAAGACTATATGAAAACTATGGCATAAGAACAAATGTAGATATAATTAGATCAGTTGGTAAAGTAAGAATCAATGATAATATTCATATGGCAGTTAAAGAAACCAATGAATATTTTAGTAAATTAGAATCAAAGTTAAAGTTTTATGAAGGTTCTTATAGCCCTTCTAATATAATAGAGGAGATTGAAAATTATTCAATTCAAAATGGAAAACTAGATAATAATGGAGTGTATATTCCAAATAATCCTAATAGATATGTAATAATAATAGTTGACCATGCTTCTTTATTATCGTTAGAACCTAATATGAATATTAAACTTTGTATAGAAAAGTTATCCAAATACTTTGTCAAATGTAAAAATAACTATAAATACATACCTGTTCTTATTCAGCAACAGAGTGCTGAGAAAGAAAACGTAGATCATTATAAAGCATCTAAAATGGAGCCATCTAAAGATGGACTGGCAGAATCTAAGTTAACATATAATGATTGTGATGTAGCACTAGGTATATTTCAACCACAAAAACACGAAATAAGAAATTATAGAGGATATGATATGACACTCACAGGAGACGCTTATAGAAATTTCTCTATATTCAAAAACAGATTTGGTATCTCAAATATAAATGTAGGTTTATATTTCGATGGTGCAACCAATTTCTGGAAAGAAATGCCCAAGAAGGAAAACATTAACACTACTCATTATGATATGATTAGGAAAAGAAATCCTAATTGGTAAATGTATAAAGGCAAGCTAAGAAGAGATTTGAAAAACCAATTTTTAAGAATTAAAATCCAAAGAATGACTAAGAAAATCAATCAGAATCAATTAATCGGACAGTTTATCAGTAAAAATAAAAAAAGAAAATTAACCACTTATGAAATTACCACCATGGTAAATAAGGGACTTCCTAGAGGTGTAAAGAAGCTTACCCCTATACAGGTTAGTAAGTGCTTAAGTAGGTTTAGTATAAAAGGTGTAGTAAAAATTGCAGATTCTAATGGTGTTCATCCCAAAACTGGCCTAAAAGCCAATAGATGGACATATAGTGCGTAAGTAGTGATTCTTAGTTTGCCTTTATTTAAAAAGTAAATATGAAAAATATAATATGTATAGGTCCAATATGCTCTGGAAAAACTACGTGGTCTTTAGATTTTGTTAGAAATAACGATGATTATATAAGATTTAGTCTAGATGAGTTTAGAATGATGACAAATGGCTCTATATCATCCGATAAAATTGATGATAGATTTATGGCCATTATGTACAACTTTATAATAAATATAAACTTTCATAAAAAAGGATTAATAATAGATAATCTTCCACTCAATATTGATTGGTTTAATGTAGTACTAAACGGCAGCTCTAAAGACGTGCAGATAAAACTCTTCGATGTAGAATTAAGAGAATCTATACTTAGAAATCATAAAAGAAAAAGAGAAGGTGGTCATTTTTTACTTCCAACAGTTATTTCAGAATATATGGAAAAATACAGAAATTTCTTAGACTCAAATGAATTTAAGAAATTTACAATAAATAAAAGAGTAGAAGTAATAATAGATGATTTTGTAAATATAAATAAACAATTTATTGCGTAAAATGAAAATGAAAACTATGAAAACGAATGGCTAATTCTGCACTAATTTTTGGTGAATCTAAAACAGGTAAGTCAACTTCTATTGAAAAGTTAGATCCTGCTACAACTTTTATTATCAATGTGGCAGATAAACCTCTACCTTTTAGAGGTTGGAGGTCTAAATATGTACCATTTAATTCTAAAGAAAAGACAGGAAATATTATTTCTATAAGAAGAGTTGATCATATATTAAAAGTATTAGATATAATAGATAAAGAAATGCCACACGTTAAAACAATTGTGTTGGAAGATTTTCAATATATGTCTGCATTTGAATTTATGCTAAGAATAAAAGAGAATGGATACAATAAGTTTAATGATATAGCTAGTAATATTTTAACAGTTGCTAGTATTAAGCCTCAAGAAATGAGGAAAGATCTTATTATCTTTTATTTAAATCATGAAGAAGATGAAGTTGATGATAAAGGAGTAGTTAAAATAAGAGCAAAAACCTGCGGAAAGTTAATTAATAAGCTTATAACTTTTGAAGGATTATTTACTACTGTTTTAAGATCTAATAATAGAAGTGGTGAGAAAGGTATTGAATATTTCTTTGAAACCCAAAGTAATGGAACAACTACCGCAGGTACTCCAAAAGGAATGTTTGAAGAAGTAGAAATACCTAACGACCTTGAACTAGTCAGGAAAGCCATTATAGATTACGAACAATAATAAAAATTAAATTCCGTATAATATGAATTATGATTTGTCAAAACTAGACGCGAGTCAAAAGCAAGCCAATTTATCCCCTTATCTTACCTATGGATCTAATCAAGTATTGAAGATTAATGACATTGAGTTAAAGTATTCTAAGAATACTGGATCTCCAAAGGCCATTCTTCATATGGAAACTCCTCCTATAACAACGGATGGATTTACTCCACTAGAAGGATTTAAAGGTAAAGTTGGTAAAGTTGCTTGTGGTGTATATATGAAAGATGAATCTTCTAAACAATTATTTCTTAGAAAGATGCTTACAATTGCTATTGCAATGGGTATTGATGATGAAATAAGAGGATTTAAGGGAGATTCTTTTCAAACTATTGTAGGTAAAATAGCCGACGTTTTTAATAAGAACGGTAAGTTTGCTAGGTTTACTGTATTTGGAGAAGAATATCCTAAGATGGGCGGTAAATATGGAGTAACACTTTCCTTACCTAGAACAAACTTTGTAGAAGCAGAAAATGCCGATCCTTCTATGCTTGTTCAATTTGATAAGAATGATCCTTGGCATTATAAAAAGCTTCCTGAAGGAACATCTATAGAAGGTTTTCATGATAATGGTACAGGTAGTGGAGGTAGTTTAGATAGTGATGTTCAAGATCTCCCTTTTTAAGCTGTTGTTAAAATCCATATATTAAAATTGAAGCCTCTCCCTTGCGAGAGGCTTTTAAATTGAATGAAATGTATAAATATGACTTAAACAATATTATTGAAACAATAAACGATGTACCGGAGGAGTGGATTTACAAGTATTATTATGAACAGAGATTCTTAGGTGATCCCAATCCTTTAAGAGGGAAAATCTATCAACCGTTTGATGGTAGAATAATAAGAGTGAGATCTGCTGTTTCTAGAGATACAAATCCATCACTGGTATTTTATTATAAAAATGGACACTACTTATGGAATGATTTTTCTAGTGGTATGAAAGGAGATGCCGTAGCTTTTGTATCTTATATTCTAAATAAAAATAGAAGTCAAGCAGAAATTAACATTTTATATAGTTATGAAGAATTCTTATCCAATGGAGGAGAAATTAAACCTATTATTATAAGGGAAAGAGAAAAAGCAATCTTTGAACCAATAACAAAATCATTTTCTCAATATTCTATAGAAGACTTTGCAAGTTATAAAATATCTCTTTCTACATTAAATTTCTATAAAGTTAAACAATTAGATGAATACAAAATAAAAAAAGGTTCTACTATTACTACTCATACAGGATATACTTTCGGATTTTTTTGCAATAAAGGATTATATCAAATATATAGTCCTGGAATGGA